TCGATTGCTGTTAAGGTGTGAGTAACTGCTGTGATGTCGGTAGTTGGGCTTTCAGTAATTGCTCCTGCATCTGGTACAGTGATTCTGTAGAATCTTGCTGTATTTTGTCCTGTTGAAACAGCTTGGAATTGACCATACTGTCTAATAGGAATTGCAGTTTTGCTACCTAACTGAATTGAAATGTTTGATGCTTGTTTTACACCTGGAATAGTTCCTGATGTAGAAACGGCTTCTTGAACCTCTCCATTACCTGTTTGTTTTTGGTATGAATGAGTTTCAATCCATCCTTCTTTCTCAAGGACCAATTTGTTATAGCCAGTTTCAAAGAGTTTATCCATGAAAGCTGTTGCTTGGTCGTCAGTAAATGCTTCTTCAACATAACTTGCGTTGGTTGATTCTGCAACTTCTGATTTTGGATTCCAGTTCTCATGAACAGTTTCAATAACTGCTTTGAGAGTTTCTGCATTGGATTTTTCAATTCTTTCGGCAACTTTGTCAGAAACATCTTCTTTAGCAACTTCTGTTGGAGCTGGTGCTTCAACGGCTGGTGCTACTTCAGTTTTTGCTTCTGCTTTACCTACTTCTACTTCGCCATCTGTTTCAATGGTTACTTTGACTTTTTCCTCTACTTTCTTTTCAGAAATTTCGGTTGTCATGTTTTGATTGATTGGAGTTTCTTTATTGGAAGTATTATCAACATTATTTGGCTGTTCTGGTGTAGGTTGTACTTGTGTTGGTGGTTGTATTAGTCTAAGAAATGCTACTTCTAATGTTCCTAGTAATTCTCCTGATTTTCTATCTATCTCATCTGATTCTAAATCAGGATTCTTTGCTTTAATGCTATCTGATATTTCCTGTCTTAATCTGATAGGATCAATGAATCCACCAAATGAAGCAGGTACTTCTTGTTCATTTAAAATTTTAATATATTGTGCGTTATGTGACTCTACAACGTGTAAAGTAGACTCTGGTATTCCAGGTGTTCTAACGACTGATAATTCTAATATTTCATCTAACACAGGTGCATTAAGACATTTAACTTTCATTTCATCACATAGATGTCTTTGTTCCAATACTGATGCTCCTATTGATACTTGATATTGTTCATTGTTTAGTATATGTTGCCATTCAGAGTCAAATATTGTTGCTTCATATTTCACTTGACTTTTCTCTTCATCAAATGAGAATGTGACTTGACCTATATGGGTGTCTTTGTCATGTTCTACCCTTAGTGGTACTGTTTTACCATCAAATTTCTTTAATTCCTCAACGTCATAATATACACCATTACGTGATTGTCTAGGCATTAATGCAATACCAGATATACGTTCTGCCATGAGTAATTTCTGTTTAAAGTGATATAGAGAAGTAATTAAAATTCCTTAAAGTATATGTGCATATGATTGATAGTTACACCAGATCCATCAGTACATCTAAAATTAACTAAATCATCAGGAGATATTACAAATGTAACTTCATCTTTAAAATCCAATTTTTTTGAACTAGCAAAATCAGTCCATGATGAACCACTATCAAATGTGATTTGTATTGTTTTACTAGCGTTTAATCCTATGTTCATTCTGACTCTTTTTGGTCTATGATATAATTTTAAATCATTTGAAAACCATTCTATATTCTGAGCGAAACTTGTATTGTTTACTTCTGCTAAAAATTCTAAATGAGTCATATAATTTGTTTTATTTTATCAATTAATATAATGTAATCTTTCTTACCTTTGATTGTGATTGACTCTGTTATATTATTTAATTTAGATCCTATTATCATAGCCTTTGATTTCACATTTCTTGATCCTGTACCTTTTATGGTTCCCTCTATGATTGTATTAACTACTCCTTTATATGATATTGAATGTATGGTGTTTTCAAATGCACTTGCTCTTATGACTATCTTTTCTTTGTCTAGTGGAAGTCTTGTATTTCCTCGTACCCTTATTGCTCCTTGTATGTGTTGGACCTCTGGGAATGATATTATCTTCTTTCCAGTTGTATATGATGGAGTTGCTGATTTTGAAGTTGAATAATCTCCAGCACCAGAGATATTACTTGCAGAAACCTTGAAATAATATAATGTACCATTGTCTAATCCTGTTACTGTATATGAGGCTATAGATGATACCCCATCTACTATTGTAGCCCATGTTGCATCATCTATGGATTGTTGAATAGTAAAATCAGTAATTACACTCCCTCCAGTTGCAGGTTCTACCCAAGTAAGTGCTACCTCTCCATTACCTGCTATTGCTGTAAGTCCTGTTACTTGGGATGGAGGAAATATATCTAAATTATAATCATCTGAATAACTCAGATATGAAAAAGACATTATCCTATGAATACGTCGCCTGAAAATTCAAACTTTGTTAGTAATGGTTCTCTACTGTCTAGTTTAGGAGTCCAATAAACAAAGACCTCTTTTACCTCATTTGCCTTTAGCATATCAGGTATATCAAATCTTAACTCTGGATTTGCGTTCTCTATTTTGATATTATGAACAGGCCATTGAGTATCTGTGTTTTTCATAAACATTGTGTACTTTATAGTTTCTCCTAATGACACTCTACCTAGATCTAGGGATTCTATTACATTATCTGTTTGTTTATCTGTGTATATTCTAATCATTTTTTAACCCCTTTATGAAATTCAATATTTCCTCAGTATTCTTTCTCTTCTCTGCTCTATCTAGTTCTTCTCTTAGGTTGACCATCTCTAACAGTTTTTCATTAGTGTCATTGTCTTTAATGGAAGTGTTTTCTGGCTCTCTTGTATCTTGTAATTGGTTAGTTGGAGTTACTGATGTGATAGGTGCTTCATCCTTCATATCATTCTCGTTAATATCAATACTAGAGTTTGCGATAAACCATTTCCTTGCTTCTGATCTTTTGATAAGGTTATCTCTAAATGATGTTGTAACGTCTGCTATGGTTGCCTCTTGTTTTTGAGGTGTTTCAAAGAAGATTTGTATATCTTTTGCTTTGATGTTCTTACCTCTTGATTTAAGATATGGTATAACCATTTTAATCTTAATTTGGTTAGCTAATCGTGCCTGAATACGCTTGACCTTTCTAGTTAGTACAGAGTCCGTACTTTCGGATGCTGCTCTAGCTGTAAAGCCTGCGTTGAAGAATTGGAGTGGGAATTTAGATCCTGGCTCTAATAGATCTCTTTGAATATGTTCAATGTAACCCTCAAACTTACTATTACCACTTGACTCTATAACTTTAACATCAAATTCTTTATCTGTAACTATTTTTGATCCGTGTTTCATCTTCTTTAATGCATCTGCTTGAGTCTTGATGAATTGTTCCCCTGCATCAGCAAAGTGGAACATTACTGTTGGATCAGCATGACCTTCAAATATCTTTGGCATAGCATCTTCCATCTTCTTCATCTGAATTAGAGGAGAATCATATACATCTCCTGTATCTGGGTTTGTATATGTAGATAATACTGAATGATGTAATCCTCTACCAAATGCCTCTCTTGATACGTTAGTTAGTTTGAATTGTGTTACCTCACTTGGTCTTAATTTAATATCTTGATCATTAACGTGTTGTAAGAAATATTTAACATCCCCTTTCTTACCTCTTACAATACTTTCTATTGTTGTAACAGGAACTTCAATGTATTGTTTATATGTTGGATCATGTTCAAAGAACATATTGCCACATCCTAAGTAAGAATAGAGTGCATCTTCTAATTGTTCATCCCATTGTATCTCATCCCACCAATCTGTTACCATATCTGCTATATTCTCCTTTTTTGCAGTTACTCTGAGTCCTTTTCCTAATACCATTTGAATATATGTTTCATTTGATAAGTTTAATCGAGGATCTTGATTGATTGCGTTGATAGTTTCAACAAATGGTCTGTCTGGAGCCAGTTCATCTTGCCAATCTGACTGATTTACCTCACTTTTTTGATTAAATGCCTCTAATACCCTGATTGAACCCTCATATTTCTCCTTAATTGGAGTATTTCTAGGTAAAACAGGTGTATTTGATCCAGAAATGGTCTTTTTTATTGTAAATATGTCTGCCAATGCTCAAATAACAATAAATCTAAACATAGGAAGTAAAAAGTCACTAATCGTATTCAAAATAGACTTCATCTGAGCCATTAACACCTACACAGGTTAATCTAGTACCTGATACTTCTAATCTTAATCTAACTTTGAATATTCCTTGTAATACAGGTGTTTTTCCATCTGCAAACTTGATTAGTATAGTACCATCTGTTCCCAATGTTAGATTCTCTGTAGTTGAAAATACAGAATCTCCATCTTGGTTTATTAATCGTAATGTTCCTGTAAATGATGAGATGTTTCTTGCTGTTGTTAATGTATTCTCATCATATACCGTACCTGATAAGTCATATGTAGCACTATTTGTAAAATCTCCTGTAGCCCATGTCTTTTGGTCCATTTTTAGGTATAAAACCATATAGTTTATATATAATATGATATTATAGAAAGTATATGTTAGCAGAACATACTCCTGCTCCAATATACCCTATGATTCGTAACGAACAGTTAGATGAGTTACAAGATAATCATATCTATGAAATATGTACGTGGCCTGCTTACTACTCTGATCAACAATGTATGGATTCTTTAAGGAAAAACCCAGATCCTAATGTTGTTTTGTATATTGCATTGATGAAAGGTATTACTCCTATTATTACTGTTGGAGATCATAAAGCTTTTGTTGCAGATTTCAGTAAATCCAAACCAAAAAAGAAAGAT